ACGGTTCAGCGTCAGGATAAGTTCGGGTTTCTTGCTAATCTTGTCAATCAGCCCGGACATTGGTACGGGCTTAATTCCGTCGTCATACTCCCCCGTGACGTGGTGAAGGCCAACGACACACGCGCCCGTGGAACGGGCGGCAACCTTAAGGTATTCGCACCGGTCCGACATGGCCCAATCGCCGTCAACCCCGCCACCGTAAAGGTCTTTAAGGTTGTCCATGACGATAAGGGAAGGCATTTCACCGTAGACACCCGCGAACGCGAGTAGGTCTTGCTCAAGTTCGTACGTGTCGGGGTCCGGGTTGAAGTTCCACCGGATATTGTCGGCGCTCTGCACCGCCTGCTCGATAGTCCTAACCCCGTCCTCACGCTGACGCACAGCGTTTTCCACGTCCTCCGTGCGCCAACCCGTGAGCATTGCTGCGATACGGGTATACATGGTGTGCTCGTCGCTGTCGGCGCTCACGTACAGGGTGGGCACCTTGGATTTGATTGCGAGGTTGAGCGACACTAGAGACTTACCGCAGCCGGGACCGGCTGCAATGATGGAGAATTGTGAGCGGCGGAAGTGGACGCCGTTTGACGCTAGTTTGTCGAATGCGGTTGGTAGCGGGTCACCCGCTGCGGCTGCCCTGTTTCGTGCTCTCTGTAGGGTCAGCAATAGGGGTCACTCCCGGTCAATGACCGCGAGAACAAGCCCAGCGCAATCCGGGCACTTACCGCGACCGGTGAGGACGAAACGATTAACCACCATTCGGCAACCGTCGCAAATCGCCTCATTGTCGTTTATCTCCATTTCCATACGTGTTGCCTTTCGTGGCTCTGTGGGGTGGTTGCGTGGTGGTGGGGGTTTAAACGCCCTGTCCCCCCACCGCTTGCGGAAGCCGTCAACTACAGGCGTGCTTCCGTTCCACACCTAAGGTTAGGTGCTGAGTGTTCCAGCCTCAGCCGTTGATAAACTCGCCGTTCCAAACCTGCGAGTTGTCGACCTTCGGCTGACGCTGCGCGAACCACTCCGGGCCCTTACACGGGTCATACCACTTACGCCACGGACCCTTCGGCCCCTTGCCGCGCTTAACAATGGCGGGGCCACGGGGCGTCATAGGCGCGCCGGGCACGTCGTACTCCCACTCATTCTTGAAGTTGTCCACGACGACGCGCACACCCCCGCCCTGCGGTGCGCCCTGCTGGCCGTATCCGCCATTCTGCGGGCCGTTCGGGGCTGCGCCCCAACTACCTGCCGGGGCTGCCTGCTGCGAGCCCTGAGGGCCGTTCTGCGTGCCCTGCGTGGGCTGCTGCTGGTACGTCTGGCCCTGCTGCGCGTTCGGTGCCTCCACCGGGCGAGCGCCAAGCGTCCCACCAAGGGCGGCAACGCCCTTAAACTGTGCGGCAACGCGGCCCACGTCGGCCAGTAGGCCGCTGTTCTCCACCGCTCCAAGGTGGTCCCGAACCTCTGCCACGGAGTCGCCGGAAACGACAACCCACGGGGCGTCAAACCCGGTGCCTTCCTTGACGGTAACGGTGATCTTGCCCTCTGCCATTCTGTCTACTCTCTTATTGGGTTACTGCTGATTGGTGGTCGTGCTATTCGGTTAGGTCAGGCGATCTTGTGAACGGTGTAGCCAAGTTCCTTGGCGAGACGCTGCAACTTCTCCACCTTGCCGAGCGCGACGCGCTTAGCGATGCGCTCAGCCTCAAGGGCCTTAGCGCCCTCAGCGGCCTTACGGTCAGCCTCAACCTCAGCCGGGGTGAGCGGGCGAACCTTGGCGTAATAGTGCCTATCACCGGGGAAGTCCACGACGTAACTACCCGTGCGGTTGGGGCCGGAAACGACCGTGCCACGCTTGCCGTTCAGGCGTGGAATGCCGGGAACGTCAGTGGCAACCACCGTGTCCCCACGCTTAATCACCGGAGCAAGGGTCAGGTAATCGACGCGCGGGTCCGTGCGGGTAAACGCAGGGTTGTGCTCCCACTTGACACGCTTAATGCGGAGCGCGGCGTCAGCGAACAGGCGCGTCTCAGTGGCGTCCACGACGACACCCACAGCGCCGTCACGGTGCGTGACACGGTCACCGGCCTTGAACCGGGTAACCGGGGCAACCGGCGTGGCAAGCGTCAGGAACTCATCCCACAGACCGCCAAAGTCGGTGCCCACGCCGTCGAACTCGACCGTATACCACGACGACTCCGGGCTGCCCTTCACGGCCTTCACGGTGCCGGTCAGACCCTTGTGCCGGGGGGCATTGTTGGTGGCGGTGACACGGTCACCAACCGCGAATCGGCGCTGGTTACGCGGACGGTCGATCAGGCGCTCTAGAGGCTTGCGGGCCGGGTAAATGAGGTTTGCGTGAATGTCCGTGCGCCAAAAGTTGTACTCGTCCCACTTCACGTCCACGCGCTCCGTGTACCCGTCGGAATACAGGGTGCGGGTAACGGTGCCGGTGGCGGCGTCGTCCCCCTTGCCGTCCACACTAAAGTTGAGGCGGATACGGTCACCGATACTGAACGCGGCTGCGCGCTGATTCTTCACCTTGCGGAACCGCTCAGCGTCCCACCACCGGGACGACGTGCTGACACGGACAGCGAGGTAGTCGCTACCGGTGACGGCATGCACCGTCAAAACCTCGCCGTCACGGAAAAACGTGGAAGCCTTACCGGGCTTAACCATGACATAGTCGCCGGTCTTAAAGTCAATGCTCAATGCTGTTTCCTTACTGTGTGGTTGTTGCTTACAGTGGTTAGTTTATGTGCTGCTGTTCCAAACCTTAGTAACGGCCCGCGTTAGGGCCTTCGGCGCGACACCACTGCCACACCCCGCACACGTTGCACATTCCCGAACCGGGATTAGGCATGAAGATTTCAGCCTCAATGGCCTCATTCAACGTGTGGAACTCGTCGGTCAGGAACTCTTTCGTGAACTTGCGCAAATCGTAGGGCTTAGTGACGCCCTTGTCCTTACACATGTAGTAGTCGCCGTGCCAAACGTCGTCAATGTTCAGCACGTCACGGCAGGCGAGCGCATACACGCCCAACTGCACCGGCCACGCCGGACGCTTGGTGCCCGTTTTCAGGTCACGCGGTCGGATAGCGCCGTTACGCATTTCCACAATTTGGTCAATGTAGCCGACCACGCGGACAAGGTTACCGGGAACGCCAAGGTCCATGTCGAACCGGATTTCTAGGGCCTTCTCACCGTCCAAAGTGAGGATGCGCCACTCTCCTGCTGTGGCGTTGGCCCATTCGATGTAGTCCGCTACCTGCTGCAAGCCCTTGACGCGGCGCTGCTCGATATCGGCCTTGCCGTCACGTTTCGGTGTGCCGGTGAGCCATTGCGAGTAAGCCCAATCGGTGAACCGTGACTGTTCGTTGTCCCACGCGTCTAGGAACAAGTCCTGTACGTGCTCAAGCGTGGGCGCGCGGCCTTCCTTCTCCCAAAACTCGATAGCCTCATGGAAGGCGATGCCTTGCATGAACCACGCTGCCGGGAGGGCGGGGGCCTTCTCCACCTTTTCCAGCCGGTACATTTCCGAACAGGAAAGATAGGTGGTCAACTGTGAAACGGAACGGAACGCCTTAACGTCTACTGTCTGAGGGGGAGTCTGCTCCCCCGGCTGGTCAATCGCTGTCGGGGTCAAAGAGTGTGAAACTGTGTGCCCTTTCTGTCGCGGCCTCTGCGGCCTCATCTTCGATACTGTCGATGCTGTTAACGTCGTTGAACGCAGGGGTAAGGGTAAGCATGGTGGGGTGGGTCCAACCTAACTATCAGGCAGCGGAAAGGGCGGCGGTTGCTCCTGCGGCCTTGGCCGCGTTGCGGCGCTGCTGCGCCCCGTGGGCGTCACGCGCCCGGTTGATGCTGCCGAGAGACGTACGCAGCATGACCGCAATTTCGCGGTACGTCTTGCCTGAGTTGATTAGCCGCACCACTTCCTCACGGAAGGCCACCCGGTCCTGTTCCTCTGCGGCCTTGAGGCGCTTAGCCTCAGCGATCTTCGCATGTGGCCGCTCCCACTCCGTCACACCGCCCCACACGCCGTGGGCCTCATTCTCACCGAGGACGCCACACCTAACCATGAACGGACAGTCAAGGCACTTGGCCGCTGCGTCCAGTTGATCCGTCATGGAGTCTGAGTAGAACAGGGGCTGGTCGGTCGGGTTGTTGCAGGGGTAGTTGTTCGTGGCTGACACCTGTAAATGGTCCCTTTTCTGTGTGGGTCCGGGCTGAGCGGGCAAGTGCTCCCCGGCTTGTGTTCAAACCTTAGCATGGCCCTGTTCCACACCCGCAACCGGTGGTCACGGGGTGAGACAGTGCGTTTACACGCGGTCAGGGCTTTGCGTAGCGCGGGTCCAGCGCCTTAGGCAGAGCCTTACCGGGCTGCTTGTACCGGATGAGGCTGTCACCGTCAGACTTGCGACGCGGCGCGTAAAACCACCCTCCGTGGATCGGGCTAGCCGGGTTCGGCAACGCGTCCGGGTCATACATGACCACAGCGTTATTCTCCCGCATGCCGTCAAGCCAACGGTCTAGCATGCGCTCTCGCGCGTCGCTGTTCTCTAGACCTT